AATGAATTATTTCTTCTGCTGGCACACGGGTCGAATTAAACGAATTTACCCGTTGATGTTGTTCGCCAGGGTGCTCGTTATAAAGCCAATAAGCGACACGACGGTTCCTTGAGTCGTATTCAATGCCCTCTCTAATTAAGCCACCGCCTTCTAGGGCAACGTCTTTTGATGCGTCAATGTAATCAGGTTCTAGGACTAGCAATTGCAAAGATATTTTTTGACCGGGTTGGATATATCTTCTGATCAAGCATTCGCCAGATTCGACAACAGTCCGCATGATTAAAGCTTGCAGCCCATAGAAATCATGGCGGCCTTCGTAATCACATTGGCTTGGATCTGTTGCCCAACTTGTAAACAAATCGGTCAACTGTGTTGACCTGCGACGGCTGCGCGATGCGCGAGCTTGGCCAATAATTCCAGTCCCGATCGTGTTGGACACAATTACTTGGACCGCTTTGTTTGCGTAAGGATTATTCCTTACCAAATCTCGGCTGCGATCCCTAAGCAAACTGAGCCCCATAGATGAGGCAGCGTCGGCGCTTGTGCTTTGCGTAAACCAACCATCTGTTCTGCGGCCACGGCTTGCGCCTTCATAACGGCGCATCGCGTCTAGCTGCAACCGCGAGCGTTCTCGCCGGACAGCGGCTGCCGGATTAAGTGACGCAATGAATTTGTCGAAAGCGTTCATGAATCGGTGTCTCGTTTAAAGCTGACATAACGGCGGGTCACAGTGCCTGAGCCAAGCTTGCTGCGAATTAAATCCCGGACTTGTAGCAACTCAGCGAGGCTGCGGTATTTGACGCGCTTGTCGTCGTATTCGACTTCAAGGTATCCGCCAGAAATTGCCTCTTCAATTGCTGCCAATCCTGCTTCTGAAAACATCGCAAAACCTCCTGAATTTCCATAATATCGGTTCAAAGGAAGCTAGATCGCTTCCGTTTGATCTGATTTCTTGGTTGTTTGCCTGTATTTGGCATTTCACCTGTAAGGCTAGCCCCGGCCTGCTCAGCTTCGTAAGCCCAGCGCTCCTCATCCCAACGGTCAGCTCCAACAGCGGCAGCGGCAGCGCGGCCATAGACCCGGCAGTCCAACGCCTCGTTCCGCTCCCTGGTTTGCTCCCATTGATATTTTTGATAACCGCGCACAATGCGGCTCACTAATGCTTCGGCTGTTAGCTGCCTAAAAAATTCTTCAGGGTGTTGCGGGAAGTGGCACCATCCAAAAGGCAACGGCTCATCTGGGTCAGTTGGTTGTTTGCGACGGAGCCACCCGTAAAGCTCGCCTTTAGCGACACTTACGCCCACCGGCCAAACTTTTATTCCGCTTCTAATCTTTTTCCCGCGAACGGTCATTTCAACAGGAGAAGGAAGGCCAAGAATTGTGTTTTGATTGTCACGGCCTTTGATGGCCATAGTGCTTAAAGCTGAACGGGTTTTGACCCAGCGGTAAACCTCTTGCGTGCGATAGCCCGTGTCAATCGCCACCATGCGAATTGGCATTCTTAAGCCGTCTGTGCCTGTTGGAAAAGTTGTTTCGACCTGGCGGCTTAATAAATCCCAAATCTCATCACCTGCTGTATCGCCTGAAATTACTGCATAGTCAAGACTCCAGCTTTCTAAGTTTTTGCCCCAACCTATAAATTCCATTTCTAAACGGTCTTTTTGCACGTCAATTCCGCAAGTAATAAATACAACGCCTTCAGGGACTTGACCCATTGGATAAACTTCCCGGCGGTGATATAAGACTTCCCATTCGGGCGCTTCGCCCGTGTCTGAATAAGTCATTCCCAAAACAGTGTTTTGGAAGACGCGCATCATTTCATCAGACTTTTTAGCGTCTAAAAATTTTTCAACACATTCTTTCCAGCTAAACCAACCAAGCGGGGAATAGAGCGAACTTATGTGATACGAACGCCATTTGCCTTCAGGATTTTGCGGTTGCCACATCCCAGCAGGAAGAATTTTGTTTTTGTGATGTTCTTCAAATTCTTCTTCACAGTGTGCGCACTTGTAACGAACGGTCTCAGGCTTGTTTTCTTCCCAGCGCATTTGCTCCCAGACCAATTGCTGAAACGTACCGCAAAGAGGACAGGGCAATTCAAAAACGCGCATGTCGCCTTCCATAAATTCGCGCTCAATCCGGCTGCGATTTGCAATTGTTGGGGTTGAAGTCCAGAAGGTCTTGCGGCGGCTAAACGTCCGCGTTCGTGCCTCAGCTAAACCACACGGGTCGCCTTCCCCGTCAACGTCGCCAGGGTAAGCATCAATCTCGTCAAGAAACAAAAACCGGATTGGCGTGCTGCGCAAACCTGACGCTGAATTGCTACCAGTTAGAACCAAAATGCCACCCGGAAATTCCTTGGCGAGCTGGCTGTTGCCGCTATCCCTAGAGCGTGGATCTTTAACTTTTGCTTTTAGCCGGGGGCTTTCTTCAATCAATGGCGCGATGCGGGTCTTGCTGTTCCGCTTTGCCATGTCGACTGTTGGCTGAACCGCGAGCGTTGGCGCGGGGCAATTGTCGATTATGTAGCCGAGCCAGTTGTTGCCGGCCTCAGTTTTTCCGACTTGGCTACCAGCCATGAAAACAACTTTTTCAACAGGGCTAGTTGCTGAAAGTGCGTCCATGATCTCCTTTAAGTAAGGAGTCCTTTCAGTTCGCCATTGCCCTGGCTCGGCTGACGCTCGTTGGCTTAGAAACCGATGCGTGTCGCTCCATTCAGAAACAGTCAGCACCGGGTCTGGCAAAATGCCTTCCCTAGCTGCTTTCCAAAGCACTGTCGCTGCGTTAGCTAATGCCATCGCTGTCCGCCAATTGAGTTAAAGCGCGATCAATTTCCCGTTGCATAACAAGCATCATTTCGTGACGTTTATCCGGGGTAAGTTCACCGACAATAGCTGCTAGCTCACTGACAACCCGAACCGGAATGTTTTGCACAGCGTCGCGAAAAATGCGCGTGATTTTAAATTGCGCAGCCGTTGCTTCGTCAGCATTGATAAGCTGGCCGGCTTTTTCTTTAAACTCCAGCTCAAGCAATTTTGATTTATAAACTTCCCCGATTGCTCTGGCTTTGCTGTAGCTCGGTGCTGAAGGCAGATCAACGCCTGCTGCGCTTGCTTTGCCTTGCCGAATAACTTCTGCTGTGCGTTGCTGGCTTTCATCTGTATTGCTGTTCCACTCGCGGTTCGCCACTGCTGCGTCGATTAAATAACCACGCTTTCCTTGCGTAACTCCTTTTTTTATGCGCCCATCTTTTATTGCTTTGCGCACTGCTTGCGGAGTTTTGCTAATAAGTTTGGCGTAGTCAGAAAGCTTTAAAAGATTATCCATTATTCCAACGCACTAGATGGCGAATAACTTATGCGAAAACCACGCATTGGCGCGACTTCTTTGCAAGATTCAAATGCTGTGCGCGTTCTTGCTTGCACAAAAACTTCAGTCTCAGTGTCGTCTATGTGTTCCATTAATATGTCTAACCAAGCTAAATCGCTTAAGTCATTAATAATAAAAATTACTTCATTCGCTACGTTTAACGCTTGCGGCATTGTCAATCGAGTGCGCGGCCTAACACTTATTTGCGTGCCGCTATAAACTTCAAACGGGCGTTCGCCTCCAGTGTGAACAATTGGGTCATAATCGTTAGCAACGAGCAACGCTGTTAACTCAAGCAAGTTTTGAGCGGCTGGCTCACCGCCTGTAATAATAATGTCGTTCGGCGGTTCTATGAAATCCCAGACAATTGCCATCAATTGTTCTGAAGTTAAAACTGCGTAAGTATTTGTCTTGAAACTATCTTTATCAAGCATTTGATCCACAGTCACTTCTTCCCCTACTGGATCACAACTAGGGGCAAGCGCTCCAGGGTAGGGGCTATGAGGGCAATTGAAGCAACTGTTTGGGCAGCCTTGCAACCTTATAAAAAGGCCATGACGACCCATTGCTTGGCCTTCCCATTGGAAGTCGGCATAAATTGAATTGACCCTTAATTCTGTGTCAGTCATGGAAGCCAGGGATGAAAGGTTCGTTGCAATAATCGATTAATGCGTCTTGCCATGGCATCGCAACACGCGGAGTTTTGCTAGAAGGCATCCTTACGACGGCGTTGTAAATTCCATCTAAGGTTGTATCGATCCAAACCCACGCCTCAACGTTTTCATAGCGGTGGGCATAGTCCGCAAAAGCATGGTTCCAGGCGTGCCCCTCAAGCAAAAGCATGTTGTCTTGCGGTGCGTCACAGACAGGAAGCTTGAGACGCTCAGCGACCGCGATTGCAAGCATTAGGCCAGGGGATGACGGCGCGTGAACGCAATCGACCTGTGAGCGACGACATTGCGCAGCGATTAGGTCGACTGCTGCGTCAAAGCCTGCCCAAGTAAGTTGAAGATTAAAGGGTTTCATAGTTCCTTCCTTACTTCTTTAGCCATTGCTCTCTAATTGCTAAAGCAACGCGCTGAGTCATAAATGGCGGCACAGACATGCCACACACATAATTTGAATCGTTGTCTAAAAAATTGTAATCATCAGGAAAACTTTGAACGCGAACCATTTCGCTAGGGCTTAAATGGCGCGGTTCTTCTGGGTGCCCAGGTGGCGAGCCTGACACAATTGTTCCCGCCGGTCTTGTCCATGCAAGTCGATACCAAGTGAACCAGCTCCCGCCTGCAGCTTTTGAAAAGCTATCGCCTTGAACTGTATTAGCCCACAATCGTGCAGCTTTAGGGCCTAACGGCTTTGCCCCTTTAGGGCTTGTCCCTTTTAAAGCTTCCCTAAGCGTGACAAGCCTCTCATCAAAATCAAGGCGAATTTTGCCAAGGTCTAAGTCTTCGCGACTAGCTACAAAGAAAGTTCTTGGACGAGCTTGCGGCACGCCCATCTTTGCGCTGTTTAGCAAAAACAATTGTGGGCGATAGCCTGCTTCTCGATAAGCAGCAAAGATTTCTTTTACATAACCTTTTGCGTTGCCTTTTAATAAACCTTGAACATTTTCAGCAACAATTACTTTTGGCTGCAATCTTTTGCCTACTTCTATGAAGTGCATAAAAAGATCGTCTAAGCGTTGCTTTACTTGCCCTTCACGAAAGCTGTGCGCTGTTCCCCATTTCTTTTCGCGTGCTCCTGCAGTGCTAAACACTGAGCACGGAGGAGAACCATCTAAGATGTCAAGTTGCTTTAACGGCTCAGGGATTTCGCTTAGATCAATTTTGTTAAAATCCTGCACGCCCATTAAATAGCTGTGCACAGGCGCATGATTTGCTCGATACATTTTCATCATTTTCGGGTCAATCTCAACGCCACCTAAAACGTTGAACCCGGCAAGCTTGTAACCCATTGTTGAGCCGCCGCCGCAATGGAAACAACTAAATGCCGTTAGCCCTGTCGGCTCTTTATCTTTTAGATCGGCAAGCCGCCATGGGCCTCTAGTCCTTTCCATTGAACTCAAATCCGCAACGTGGGCACTGATGTTCAAAATCTGAGAACTCGTCTTCTCCATATTCCGACGATCCATCAACGTCGTTCATCGGTTTTTCTAAGCCGTCCGGGTCTATAAGCGATGCAATTTCTTTTTCGTCAAAACCCATTAGCGATAAGTCAAAGTCTCCGAGCTGCAACTCAACAACCTCTTCTCGCAAAAGGCTCATGTCCCAACCGGCATTAAGTGCCAGTTTGTTGTCAGCAATTATGTAAGCCTTTTTTTGCTTAGGCGTTAAGTGATCAAGGACAACGACCGGAACTTCGTCTAAGGCCAAATCTCGCGCGGCTTCTAAGCGGCCATGGCCAGCGATCACGCCTTGCTCGCTGTCAACCAAAATCGGATTTGTAAATCCAAACTCAACGATAGATGCCGCAAGCTGGCTGATCTGCTCAGGGCTGTGTGTTCTGGCATTGCGCTCATAAGGGACCAACTTTTCAATCGGCCAAACCTCAATCCGCGTTGCCATCGCGGGAGAAAACTGCTTGCTCATTGAGCCTATCGGGGTTGCGTTGACGTTAGCTGCAATCGTGCCAGAAGGCGCAACCGTTGCGCAACTGGGTGTCTTCATCCTCCTTAATACTTTGGCGATTTTGGTTTGGCTTTTTACCTAAGCCCTGCCAGGTGTTTTAAGCCCTGCTGAGATCCCTTGCTACGACTAAAGGGAAACCCGCTTTCGGCTCTAACACTAGCGATTTTTTGGGCCGGGGGGCCGC